GCGGTGAGCGCTAAAGTGTGCAATGAGTCTGGTATAAGCATGAGTCTTATAAATGATAAGGGCGGTAAGTATGAACAGATCCGGCCAGAGTATACGGTTATGAAGAACGAGTACGGAAACATCCTGAAACACGCTGGTAAGTTTGGATTGAATCCAGGGGATAGGGATAAGATATTCAAGAAGATGAAGGATGAGAATAAAAAGAAGGGGTTCAATACTGATATGAAAGCGGCATGATTAAAGATATGTCCGGGAAATAGGGGTTCAAGTCCCTCGTGGCTAGTCCATTAGTTTAATTAGAACGCCCGGACTATTTTAAAAACCGCTTAAAGGCTCGAATTTACCGACGCAAGACAAAATAAGTTAACTCAAGTAAATGAAAACAGAGGTATTTGGAACAACTGTTTACTTATCAGACAGGGACAAAGAAACCCTTATTAGACTATTGGAAGAGATTAGCCATGAATGGACATGGTGGGGTGATGGTACTGTCTTAGGTGCTGAGATTCACCTAACTCCCCGAGGTATAGGCTTTGCAAAGAAATTCCTGAAGGACTTAAAGAAGAAATGAGCGCCGCTGAATCATACGCTAACTGGGTTCTGTCCCATTCCAACATTCACCTAACGGGGAACCTGGTTAAACTTGCCGCCAAACGTTTCCTATCAGATTTAAAACGAGAAGACATTTACTTCGATGAGGTTGAAGGGTCGCGTATGCCCATCTTTGGGGAGCGGTATTGCTATCAATGGGAGGGTGACTTCCAGGGGATTTTAATTAAGTGGCAGCCGTGGCAGTGGTTTATATTTCAGCAAATATTCGGATGGTACCGGACTGATTCAAAGACGCGTAGGTTTGACGAGGTTTACGTGCAGGTGGCAAAGAAGAACGGTAAAAGTTCTATGTGTGCGGTGCTGTCAGACTTCCATTTGATAGCGGATAAAGTAAACACACCTAAAGTATTTACGGCAGCTAATAACGAGGATCAGGCAAAGATATGTGTAAACATGGCGGGTCGGATTATCGAGGCTTCGCCGGATCTTAAAGAACTAGTCGATGAAGGGAGTTTAAGAATATTTAACTACAAGGATAACATAACTGAGATTGTAAACACCGACAAAAATGGTTTTATCAAAGCGTTTTCCAAGGAAACATCTGACAAAAAGAGCAAGACGGCAGGCGGTAAGCATGGCGTTAATGCGTCGCTTGGAATCGTGGATGAGTTTGGAATGTCGCCGGATCACGGGGCGTCGAAGTCTATTAAGACCTCAATGGCCTCCCGTAAAGAGCGTCTCATGTTCTACATTACGACTGCTGGTTTCAATATGGACGGGCCATGTTTCCAGGAACTTAGAAAGGTGGGGATACAGGTATTGGAAGGGACAGTTATTAAAGACAATTACCTACCGATCATTTACGAAATGGACGAAGGCGATGACTGGAAAGATGAAAAGAACTGGCATAAATGTAACCCAAACCTGGACGTATCCGTCAACCGTGAGTTCCTCAGGGGCATGGTATCAGACGCCGTCACCTACGGTGGGAGAACCGAGACAGACGTCAAGACTCTAAACTTTAATATGTGGGTAGACTCTCCTGAGGTTTTTATATCCGGGGAGATTTGGGATACCAACAGCCACGGCGAAACCGTAGAGGATGGCGACTCTTGTTACGGTGGTTTAGAGATTGGACCATCTGGAGAAATCAGCGCACTAGCTTTGCTGTTTCCACGTGAAACCACATCAATTAAAATGACCTTTTGGATCGCTGGCGAGGCTCTAAAACTAAACGACTTCTACAGGGATAACCAACAATTTATTAAAGTGGATCCAGGTAATGAGGTTGAAAATGAGGTAGCTATTAGGTGGATAGTAGAAGAGTTTCAAAGGTATAATTTACACTCGTTCTGTTTCCCAAACACCCAAAAGAATAACAGCATAGTACAGGGATTAATTAAGCTAGGATATGAGGGTAACCCAATCAGCCAGGGGATGGCTGGCATCGCAGACGCTACTGGTGAATGGGAGAAAGCACTAAGGTCTGGACAAGTAGAACATTTTAACAATCCGATTCTAAAGATGCATAACTCTAACTGTCTGGCTGTACGTAAGGAATCAGGAACAAGGATAGAAAAGAACGGTAAAGTACTAGGAATTTATGCTTGTCTGAATGCGTGGAGTCAATGGCGATCAGTACTTGCAAATGAGGGAGGACCGGCAACCGTAGATATTTGGTAAATATGAGAATAAACCCCGATGACGATTTAGGAATGGCACAGCCTCCACAATTTAGGGTTGTGGCTTGTCTTGCTGTACTAGGTAGGCTTCCATTGTTGGAACTTACAATTCGTAGACTGTACGAAAAGAACGGATGTTATAAAGTAATTTGTGCAGGGCACGATCCTAAAGACCGGGAAGTCTGTGAACGTGCCGGGGCAGTGTGGGTACAGGCCAGGAATAATCCGCTAGGGTTTAAATGGAATAAAAGTTTTGAAGCTGCGCGACAGTTTGACCCTGATGCTTGCTTATTCGTGGGAAGCTCTGATTGGCTTTCAGATAATTGGATTCCGATCATGCGGCCCTATTTAGAAAGTTACGATTTAGTCGGCGTTCCTGGAATGCACCTACTTCACGTCTGTGAAGATCCGCTTTTATGCTGTTGGCCGGGATATATAAATCAACGGAGGGGCGAAAGTATCGGCATTGGGCGGATGCTCGGCCGGCAACTGTTAGACCGTATACAGTTCAAACCGTTTAAAGAGCGTTTAGAGAGTAGTTTAGACAATTCTATGCAGGACATTAGCAGTATACATGCAGCCCGTATACACCTTGTAGACAATAAAAACATAGTTGCTTTGAGCCTATCCACTAACCTATGGCCACAGAAACATAAATTCGCTGACCATTATTTAGGAATACTTCCTAGCAAGAAGTTATATAATGTAGAGGAGTTTCTATTACAAAACTTTCCTGAGGCATTGGAACTAATAAAATCGTTGTGTACATTAGAAGTGCGTTCTGACAAATGAAAACATCAAAAATATGCCTCGTTATTCTGTGCCTCTTGCACTTTCGTGCTGTTGGAACGCCACAGTTTAGCGGGGCTACATTTTTTATGGAATTAAAATTAAACACAAGGAAAGTTAACTACGCTATTATTGATGATGAGGATTATGAGTTAGTAAAACATTATCGGTGGCATATTGGTGGAGGTAGGCAAGATAGGCACTACGTTGTATCTAAAGATTCTAAAGGTAAACAGGTTAATTTACACAGGTTAATAATGGGTAATCCAACCGGGATAGTTGACCATAAGGATCATAACGTATTAAATAACAGTAAGTCTAATTTAAGGATTTGTACGTTTGCTGAAAACATAAGGAACTCGCGAAAACTTAAAAAATCCGCCAAATCCATTTACAAAGGAATCAATTTTAACAAATCGGTTGGGCGTTGGAGGTCAAAGATTTTTTCGCATGGCAAAACAATAGAGCTAGGGTATTTCAAAAGAGAATGCGAAGCGGCCGAAGCCTACAATATTGCCGCAAAAATACATCACGGTGAATTTGCTTGTCTTAATGACGTTGATTTAATTATTAAGCCTGAAAATATTTTCAAACAAAGATTCAAATCAATATACCATGAGGATATCTCAAGGCTATGTCAGTAAAAGCGTAATGGATTTTCCCTTTCATGAGGTTTATAAGTTGGATGATTATAATTGCCTTGGTAATCCTTGTGTATTTTTTGGAATGTACCGATATGAAGACTTTACATTAGCGGCTATGCACCACGGGCAACAGACAGTGTTTTGGACTGGTCAGGATGCTTTAGATTCAAATGATTTTCCTCACAGGAACGTCACGGCTCATCCGAAAGTTGCCAAACGTATTTTATCATTTGATGAGGATTGCAAATTAGTAAAACCGGCTGCATTCCTTAATGAGCAGAAACCACAAGTACTGGGTAAAAAGATCTACGCCTATTGCCCGGCATCAGCGCCAGACTATCACGGAAAAAAAATCATCGACGAACTACGGTGTGGAGGTTATGAGATTTTAATTGGTGATGGAACCTTTACACAAGCACAATGGAGAAACGGAATAGGAGATTTTCATTACAAAGATTGCTATATTGGATTGTGTCTTTCTGAATTTGCAGGGGGTGGCGGTACGATAATAGAAATGGGATTGCGTGGGTTGAAGGTGGTAACTAATGTTTTCGATTTACCAAACTGCATACCTTGGGATTCTATAAACGACGTAGTGAAAGCGATTGAAGATGAGACTCAATTTATCGGACATCGAAGTGTTAATTTAGCTGAAAAGGTTTGGCGTAATCTGGATCATAAACATGAATGGTTAAACATATGAAAAACTTAGCTCAAGAACTCACCCTTAAAATCCAACAACTTCGACACAAGACGGAGTGCAAAACATGCCTGTTCGATTCGTCATTTGCAAAGATCCACGACGACGGGATTTGCGAATATTGTAAACTCCAGGGACAGCTAAGAAATCAGGCGCGGGAACCGTTTATTAACGTAGTGGACCGGATTAAAAAGAAGGGCAAAGGTAAAAAATATGATTGTTTAGTTGGTATCAGTGGCGGGGAAGACTCCAGTATTTTACTGTATTTAACGGTTAAAGTATGGGGCCTTAGACCGCTAGTCATTCACTTTGATAATCATTGGAACGTTCCGGAAGCAAATAATAATATATCGGTACTTGTAAAAAATCTTAGTGTAGACTTCATCCGGTACTTTACAAATAAAAAAGAATACGACACGATCAACGATTCGCTACTTTGGGCGGGTGTTCCTGATGCTGACATAACTAATGACGTAATCATGGCCCGGTTGATGGATCAGGCCTGCAAGCAATACGGTATAAAGTACATTTTCAACGGCCATTCATTCAGGGAGGAAGGATCTAGCCCGGCGAAGTGGTCGCGCATAGACGGCAAGTACCTTTCCAATATTTACACGCTGTATTCTGGCCAGAAACTACAGAATTATCCTATATTAACCATATGGCACCAAATATGGGCAGGGATTTTAGGCATAAAACAAATCAGGCCGTTCCACTATGAGAAGATTGATCGAGGACCTATACTCAATCAACTATACGCTTGGGGCTGGCAGTCCTACGGTGCGAAGCATACCGAAAACATTTATACTTGGTACGTTGGAGGGCATCTATTACCAAGAAAGTTTCACATTGACAAACGTAAAACCTATCTATCAGCTCAAATCCGTGAAGGAACCTTAACAAAGTTTCAAGCGAGAGAATTTCTGGAAGACAAGAGCGAATTTAATCTTGACTTACTTGGACCTGACAAAGATCGTATATTAAGACTCGCTGATATGTCGCCAATACGTGAACGCAAGATATACGGCGGGTATAATTACAAAGCATGGAAGCCTGTTTTATGGTTGTTGACTAAGCTGGGAGTGTTCCCAACGACTGCATATCACAAATATTGTAAATAGGGCACGATTTTTTATATTTGTAAAAGCGCATGCCGCAATCCGGCGCGAAGGAACATAGCCGCAAGGCTCGGACGCGGGGTTGGAAGACCCCAAACTAATCAAAGAAAGCCTCACTAATCACGGGGCTTTTTCTTTTTCCTCCTGAATGTTTCGTATGAATTGAAAGGAGTGAAGCCATGATTTAGCTCAAATTTTTCGGTAGCTTTTTCGTATGCTTCTGGATAGTTCCTTGCTTTTTTTATCTCCTTAGAAAAGTCTTCGTTGAAAACTTCGAACAGGGTTTTAGCCATATTTAACGTAAGGTTTAGGCAATTTATCCAAATTTGGTAATTCTTACCACAGTAACACTGGAAAAAATTTCCTCATTCACGGCAATTATGCCGGGGAAACTGCAAAAGTGGTTTAACGATAATATTTGGGAGACATCCAAAAGTAATTGGTACGACGCTATTATGGATGTCAGGGCGGGTATAATTAACTCGTTTTATTCAACTGATAATTTCACCGATGAAGTAGTAACCCCTAGGACGGCGTTAAAGAATCCTACTATCTACTCCGCAGTCAACGTTCGCGGTAATACTATAGCTTCCCTTCCCTGTAGTGTCATTGAAGAAAGCAAAGGGAAGAAGGAAATTCTAGTAGATCATTACGCTTATTACCTGCTTCACGATCAGCCCAATTCGTATATGACGGCGGCTAATTTCTGGAAGACTTTAATGCTCCATGTTGACATTTGGGGTAACGCATACGCTTTCATTCAGCGGGACTCAAGACAGAATCCGGTAGCTCTGCATATATGGGAGCCATGGGAAGTTACTATAACATTCGAGGACGGAGATGTATTTTACACCTACAACGGCGATCAGGTTCCTGGAAGGAATGTGCTTCACTACCGATTTTATTCGTGGGATGGTGTCTGTGGACGGTCGCCAGTGATGGAAAACGCCAATACTATAGGTATGGCTCTAAAGTTAGATCGGTACTCGGCAATTTTAATGGGTATACAGCCTCCGGGGATTCTAAGTACCGAGAAGTCATTAACTCCAGAGCAGAAAACGCAAAATAAAAACGCATGGCAGGGGGCCAGGGCTGGCGACGTTAGAGTTTTAGACGGTGGGTTCAAGTATCAGCAGCTAATGAGCACTGCTGATGAAAGCGCTTTCGCTATCTCCAAGAGACAGAACAAAACCGACCTGCTGGGGATTTGGCAGATGCCTCCACAGTTCGTACAGGACCTGGAAAGATCCACTTTTTCAAATGCGGAGCAGATGGATCTAGTCTACGCTAAACACACTGTTACTCCTATCTGTAGAAATCTAGAATTAGAGAACAACATGAAGCTATTCTTCGAAAAGGAGAAGGCTAACACATACACGAAATTTAATATGAACGGCCTGCTTCGCGGGGATATCGCGTCGAGACAATCATTCTATCAATCTATGGTTAATACTGGCGTGATGACTCGAAATGAGGCTCGTGAATACGAAGATTTGAATCCTTACAAGGGTGGAGAAGTGCCTTTAATTCAAGGGGCCATGACGATGGGTGATGAGGAGGGGATTGAAGCACTAAGGAAGAAAATGGAGACTGAAGTAATACCAACAGCACCAATATCAAAATTAAATGGACACCACGTCAATTAAATATCATCGATCAACATTTGAAGCTCAAATAGAGAAAGAGACTGTTGAATCAACACGGGAGATAACTTTCGTTATAGCCTCTGAAGCCACAGGAAGAAGCCATAGGAACAAATTTATTTACAATTGGGACTCTTGGGACTTAGATAGTTTCAACTCTAACCCTATTGTAGGTTATCAGCATAATCTATATGGTGATAATATGTTCTTACCTCCTAATCCTGATGACGTAATAGGAAAAGCAACGGCATGGATGGATACATTTAAAGGAAAGAAAGTTGTAATGAGCAAAGTTACTTTCGAACCTGCTGAACTGAACGCCACTGCAGACAAAGTTTTTAGAAAGATCATTTTCGGCTCTCTTAACTCCTCCTCTGTTGGAGTTCTTCCTACGGGACCGATCAAGTCAGAAGTAATTCGAAATGACAAGAAAGAAATCACGGATTATCTACTGAATTTCCCTGGTCAGTCACTTGTAGAGTGGAGTATAGTGCACATTCCAGCAGATCCAGCAGCACTTAGAAAGTCCCGTATTATTTCAGACCTGGAGCAACTTTCCAAAGAAGAAAAAGAAGAAATAATTGAGGCTCTATGCCATAAAGAAATTTCCGGGCCTGACCCGAATCTAAATAAGTATTTACAAATGCAATCACAATTAAAAAATGGACAAATTAAAAAGTAAACTCGAAGATCGGGCGGATAAGCAAAATAAATTTGATGCCCTGGTTGAAGCGGCTAAAAGCCGTGTACTCGCCGAAGCAGAGGAAACACAACTTTCAACTTATAACGATGAGTTGGAAGTTTTAGAAGCTGAGATTAAGAAACTCGAAGCTATTGAAAACCGGAAGAAAAAGAGCGTAGCAGAAAAAGCAGCCTCCGCTGTTGGTGCAGTTCAGGATAACTATTCTGAGAATAAAGAGCTTTCCAGGTATTCCTATAGGAAGGCTTTTGCAGATGTATGGAACAAGAAAGAGGGCAGACTAGGTTCTGTCAGTGGTTTTGAAAAAGAGATGGCTGAAGAAGCTATTAAAGAAGCCTCTGAATCAGGTCTTACGCTTAACGGGAATATCCTTATCCCTAATAGGATGATTCAATATGGTCACAAGAGCTTACTGGATGTCGCCACTGAAGGAGTAGACCTTGTAAGAACTGAGTATCGTCCAATGATCCCTTCTTTAAGTATCGACCCTGTTGTTGATCGTCTTGGGGTGACCAAATACACCGGGCTAAAAGGTAATATTAAAATACCACGTTCAACTAATGAGGCTACGTTTGCATGGGAGACTGAAAACAGTTCTGCTGACGAGTTTACGCTGACTTTTGACGCTGTTGACTTGTCTCCTAAGAGACTCGCAGGTTACACGGACATTTCAGGTCAGATGCTGGTGCAATCCAACGAAATCACAGAACAGTATCTAAGATCTAAGATTGAACGCGGTATCGCGCAAGCAATTGACGCAGCATTTATTTCAGGAGCTACCGGTGGCAACAATCCTGTAGGTATTATAAACACTACTGGGGTAAATGTTATTTCTTTGGGATCTTCTGGAGGTGACTTGACCTACGGTGCTATCGTAGCTATGCTTACGGCTCCTATGGTAGACAACGCACGTGATGGTCGTTCAGGTTGGTTGTTCAATACTGATGGATATGCTGTTTTGCTTAGAACACCACGACAAGCGTCAGGAGTTGAAGGTAATTTTATCCTTAATCCACAAGACACATCGTTGCTGGGGCATCCATTCATCGTAACGAATCGCGTTCCTAACGATTTGACAGAGACAACTACTGCGCTATCTGCAATGATCTTCTCCACAAACTGGAGTTCAGCAATTCTTGCTACCTGGGGCGGTGTTGGTATACTTTTCGATCCATACACGCAAGCGCTTGTTAACAAGATACGTATCGTGGTTAACACTTACGCTGACGTTGATATTGAGCAACCTCAGGAGTTTGCAGTAATTAAAGATTGGGTGACTACCGTACCAGCATTAACATAATATGAAAGTAATACCTAAAAAAGATTTTCTGCTTCGCCAGGTCGAACTAGAAAATGGAAAAAAGAAAGATGTCGTCGCTAAGAGAGGCGTAAAGATTGAGGTTTCCGATAAGGAAGCAGCATTGTTTTTTGGTCTCTTTGAATTTGATGAAGCTGATAAAAAAAAATTGATCGTAAGATCAAGACAGCCGAACTCGGATTTGCGCCGCATCGTGTAGGAGTTAAAAAGGTTCACACCAGATGATAATCTACAGCAACGCGACGCAACCGGCTACACTAGTCGTTTCTTTAGAAGAGGTTAAAACCTGGCTAAAGATCGACAGTAGTAGCGAAGACGTTTTATTGACGTCTTTGATTGCGTCTGCGACTGCTGAGTGTGAGGCATACGCGGGGCTTAGTTTTATCACTCGTACAAGGACGGTAAGTCTCACTGCTCTAATAGGCAAAGAAGTATTACTTCCTTACGGGCCTGTGACGGCTTTGACTTCAATAGTTTACTCGGATCAGGATGACGGAAGTCAGACAATCGATTCAGGTGACTATTCTGTAGACATAGCTTCGGGCCTCGCGCGCGTGCGAGTGACTGATACGTGGCCTTCTACAAATCTGTCATTGAGTAACGTAGTAATTACTTACGTGGCCGGTTATGCTAACGCCGCGGCTGTACCTGAGATCATAAAAACAGCGGTTAAAAAAAAGATCGCTGTAGACTATGAGAAACGGGGAGACACTATGGAAAACTCAGACGCCTGGATGAAGACGTTAGACCCTATAAAAGTTTACTGGAATGCAGAATACTGCTATTAAGCTATTGTTCTTTGTGGCAGTCTGGAAACGGCCCGTGATAACTGAAATATGTTTTATGGGCATCTCCAGACTCCGCAAAGTTCCGGGTTTTAACATCCAAGTACTGGCGGTAATTTCTGAAGAGTCAATGATACCACTTTGCGAAAAGTATGGGGTTGATTGGTGCTTTACTAAGAATGATCCGCTGGGAGCTAAGAAAAACTACGGGATAAGTCAGGCATTAAGAAAAGATTTTGACTATCTGGTTGAGATTGGTTCGGATGACCTTTTTAAAGATGAGTTCCTAAACCTGTACAACTGGGACCGGGATATAATGGCGCTTTCAGACTTCATTATGATGGACACGAGAACGGGGGAATGCAGGCGTATGACTAAGCATCACGCATACTTTGGAACGGGTAGGGCAATCTCTAAGAAGGCACTCCAGGCAGTAGGAACTATTTGGCCGGATAACATCAACAAAGGGTTAGACAACAACTCTACGATGATAATGGCCAGGAAGGGTTTTTTAGAAAAGAGAATTGCAACAAGCGAACCGGTAGCCATAGGGTTAAAGAGTGACGTTAATATTTGGCCTTTTGAAAAGTTAGGTAGTGAATATTCACTAGAACAAGCTCTTAATGGACTGAGCAACGAAGAGATAAACGCTATCCAATGCTTAACACTAAAGAACAAATTGGCAGACTCGATAGGCGTATAACCTTTCAATATAAGGTTGTAGGTGAGAACGAGTCTAACGAAGATGAAGAGTCAGGATGGGAGAGTATAGGTATTAATCCAACTGTTTGGGCTAGTAAAAATGAACGCAGAGGGAATGAGTCTTATCGGGCGGATAAACTCACGGATTTTTTGAATGTAGAGTTTACGTGCCGTTATCGGGATGACATCACTCCAAAAAACAGGATTGTTTGTGATGGTATTCCTTACAACATCATCTCAGTAACAGAGATAGGAAGAAAGGGATATTTAAGTATCGAGACTGAAAGCGGTGGGGAGTACGTGGAACAGTTGGAAGGTGGTTTTACGATTGGGTTTTCTTCTGGGTTAATATATGATTTCAGTTACTGGTAAAAAGGAGATTGATGACGTGCTGAGGGAGTGGCCTAAACAGTTACAACATTCCACTTTAGGAACGGCACACGCTGCGGCAGCGAAACCACTGGTAGAACGGGCTAAAGGTTTAGCGCCAGAGGGGCCGACTGGAAATCTAGTTGATTCAATAGGAGTCACTAAGGTAAACGTAAAGAGGGCTGACAAATTAGGCGAAGTTAGAGTAGGTCCGAGAAGAAAGGGAGGTTTTAAGGGGTTCTCTGGGCACTTGGTGGAATACGGGACTAAACCCAGAAGGAATAGGAAAGGAGCGAGGCGTGGATTTATGAGGCCTAAGCCTTTTATGAAGCCAGCTTTCAATTTAACGAAAGGAATAGTAGAAGGTGGGATAGCGAAGGAGATTGGAAAAGTAATGGTAAGAACAATGAGGAGGTACTTAAAATGACATCAGGGATAGTAGAAATTTTAACTGATAGCAATCAAGTACAGGTTCTTGTTGGGCAGAATGAGGCCACAAGCAAGTTTAAAGTTTATCCTTTTAAAGCACCACAAACTGAGAAGGGGCCATACATAGTAGTAGCGAAAACAGCGAACAGTTCAGTAAGTCAGGGAAAGGAGATTGAAAGCACTTTAGATTACCCTACTTATGACGTATTGCACTACGCTAAGAACTTTAGACTAACTGAGCAGCTACACGAAGCGACAAGGGCGGCACTAGATAATGTGAGTTCAGTAACAGCAGTTTGTACGTTCAAAAGAATTTGGCTAGTGACGGATAGAGATGCTTTTGATGAGTCGGCTGAAATGCATGTGCATGTAACGACTTATGCAGCGGAACAATATAGAACGGTAACGTGAGAGTGATATTAACAAAGTCCACTGAGATACTAGGTAAAATGAAGCCAGTTAACACGGTGCTGGTAGTAACAGAAGAGAAATTTAAGGAGCTAGGTAGTTCCTGTGAAGAGTATAAAGGCGTGTTTCCGCCAAAGAAGAAACATAAAATGAACCTATCACAATTAAAAACTTAATAAAATGGCAGTAACAGCAGGAACTATATCAGGTAATGGCGTGCTGGTTTATCTCGATGGTACGGCTATCGGCTGTACTACTGGCGGAACCCTCACTATAACCAATAATCAAATTGAAACGACTTGTAAGGACAATGACGGGGCGGTGACGTACGCGGCAGGATCTACGGACTGGAATATTCAAGTAGACGGTAATACTAAACTTGATGCTCCTGTAGGACTACAGGCACTCGCAGAACTAGCGATGAATAAAGCTACTGTGACCGTTCGGATGGCTACGTCTAATACTGTGGACGATCCATACTTTGAAGGTGAGGCTTTTGTAAGTTCATTCACATGGACTAACCCGGTAAACGCGCCTTCGACATATTCAGCAACATTCACCCCACGCGGACCACTTTACTTATATAACTCGTAATGGAATTTGAGGTATTTGGTAAACAGCGAGGTTTTAAACTTGGAACTTATACTTTCAAGTTGATAAACCAGATAGCAGGAACGAAAACTATCGAAGATGTTTTCGAGCAGATGAAGTCTAACGACATAGATTTCAATTTGACCTTTTATTTCTGTTGCGCCAAACACTATGCAATGTCAAATAAACAACCGATTGACTTTCTGGAAGTGGATGTATCGGATTGGCTGGATGAATTAGGTCAAACGAAAATGACTGAGATCACGACAGAATTATTTAAAGTGTATTTACTAAAAAACCTTCCAGCCCCGGCGACGGGGCAAGTACTACAGTCGAGCAATGGCATTATCTAGCCATCGTAGAACTGGGGATGAAGTCAGAGTACTTCTGGGGGCTTAGTTTATATGATTGGAGCATTTGGATAGATAGAATTTTAGGATTACAGCAGAAAAGGAAAGAGGATCACGAACTAATGATCCTGCTAGCGAGAAATTCAGATGCACTATTTGCAAATGCGAATTGGAAGAAAGAAAACGGGGAGCAATTTGAGGGGCAAGATTTTTACAAGCTATCGTATGATGATATAAAAGATCATTCTGATAAGGCTGAACGGATAACGGGTAAAATACTTTATCAGCAAATGTTGGATAGGTTTAGAGACAAACCCATAAAGAACCGCAAGAATGGCAGAAACGGTACTAGCTAAAATGGCTGTTGAAATTTCTGCTAACGCGGCAAATTTCACAAAACAACTTTCGCAGACTCAAAGCAAGCTAAACTCATTTACTAGCGGTCTTTCTTCTATGGCCAAAACTGTGGGTATCGCTTTTGGCGTCCAACAGGTGGCTAGTTTTGCTTTTGAGGTAGCTAAATTAGCCGGTGAGGCTGAAGGCGTAAAGGCAGCATTCGATAGGCTTCCTAACGCCACTAAGCTGATGACGCAACTAAAGGAAGCCACAGCAGGAACGGTAAGTGAGTTGGAGTTAATGAAAAGAACCGTCCAAGCCACAAACTTTGGGATATCGCTAGAGGCACTTCCTAAACTTTTAGAGTTTGCAGCCATCAGGGCACAGCAAACAGGGCAGTCAGTTGACTACCTGGTAGATTCTATCGTTACCGGTATTGGCCGAAAGTCTCCTTTAATCCTGGACAACTTAGGTATTAGTGCGGTAGCTCTTAAAGAGAAAATGGGAGGCGTGGCACTGGCTACCGCTTCGATAGCTGAAGTTTCAGAGGCTGTCGGAAAGATAGCAGAGGATGAGTTAACTAAAATGGGCGGGTTCTCTGAGAACACTGCTACCAAAGTAGCCCGGTTGACGGCTTCATGGGAGAACTTTAAAGTCTCTTTAGGTAAAAGTAGTTTCGTCGGTGCGCTGTCAGATGCTACAGAAGGTTTTCTAAACTTTTTCAATTCTCTTTTAGGTGGTCAGGCTTCGGTAGACCAAATGAAAGAAGGTTTAGACTTCTTAATTAAGGGTCTGAACAGTGGAGAGTTAAACGCAGAAACTTACGCCACGGCTTTTAAAGAGGCTGGCGTGGTAGCGGATAGGTTAGGAATTAAACTTATTAAGTTAACTGACGAGGCTACAGGATTAAGCAAGGTACTTGTAGATACTACTTCTAAGATACAGACCATTGCGGGGCCAGCCACACAACAGCAGATTACCACTTTAGATTCTTTGCAGGCTAAGATTAAAGACCTTAACGACCAATTTGAAGAGACCAACGTAGTAGATCAGCAGAAACTTGCAAACATTGGTGCTGAGATAATTGCTACAAATGCCCAAATAAAGAAGTTAGAAGAACTACGGAAAGCCAGGGAGAAATCAGACCTTAAACCGGATACCGTCAATGCTTATCAGGAAGCTATTGCCAAACTGAATAAGGAGATTGAGAATACTAATGTAAACGATACTTCAAGGCTTAGAATATTGTCGGCTCAGGTAGCCGGTTATCAGGAAGCTATTAAATCGGTAGACAGATTAAAACAAAGCTTTCAGGATCTTTCAGCAACAGTAGTTACACCTCCTGACACAGCATCTTTATTTAAGGGGATAGACTCAGAAACAGTAGCGGCGAGGTTTGAAGCTGGTCTAGCGAAGATGGCAGCGAGCGCCCAAACTCATACGGCTAAAATTCAACAGGCATTTATAGACTTAGGACCACTGATAGCAAATTCACTCGCGGGGATAGGTGAGGCGTTAGGAAATGCTATTGCTGGAGTTGGGAACTTCGGCGAAGATATTTTAAAGACAGTTGCCACGTTCGGGAAGCAACTTGGTGAAATATTAATAGCCCAGGGTGTTGCATTACTAGCGGCGAAGTTCGCTTTAAAAAATCCTTATACAGCGATCGCCGCGGGAGTGGCCTTAGTTGCTATTTCATCGGCTCTTTCATCTTCAATTAGCAAAGCTCACAGTTCTAGTATTGGTGGTCCGGGTGCTACAACAGCTACAAGGAGTGGTGGTGGTGATTCCATTAGCTCAAGCGCAACAACGGCACAAGATGTAAAAGTTAGCGGCTCAGTACAGGTGCGCGGTCAGGATATGTGGATCCTATTTAAAAATGTAGAAGACAACAATAAATTTACTAAGGCTACAGGTGGCTAGTGTTCAAATATATCGCATTCAGTTTCTTGCGAATAATCCTTTCGGATCGTTTATGACGGGTGATGTATTGGATATTTTCATGGACACTGATTTAGCTGTTGTTCCATCGGCCCCTTTCGACAATCAGGGCGCTGGAATATCAGTGCTTCTAAACAGCGTCGATTACCCACTGGCAGGAGCTGGTTTTATTTTAGACTTCTCGCCTTCCATAATGGCGATACAGGAATTTAGCCCACAAATATGTAGCGGTACCTCATTGCTTGTTTTCGGCCTTGCTGGATTTTGGCCATACACTACATACTACTCTCAGGAGAATCACTACTCATGTCAAATAAACTCACCTACCTGCAATTTGATGGTAGTGGGAGTGCCTATAGTCACTCCAGCGACTGATTCAGTAACGGCGGATGGAGCCATCCATGTATACGCCACTTCATCCAATGACATTCAATATAAGTTAAACGCTGACTTCGCGTATGATGACGGTACAGCATCGCTAGAATCTTATTTTAGTGGACTTCTTCCAGGATCTTACCGGGTGTATTTAAGGGACTCCGCGAATTGTGGGGTTAATGTTTTGGTTGATCTAAACTTTAGCAACGTATACGGGCCTAAATACAGGTTAGAGTATTACGATAATGATTCTTGCCTAACAAAGATTGACGTTTTACAACGTGGTTATTCTGGTTCAATCACTGAGGTATGCGGATCTGGGACGCCTTTTCAAATCCTTTTAAGGGGTGAAGGATCTCAGAATAAGTTTGAGCCTTTAATGTCTTCACAGGGGAATTTGAGTTTAGTATCAGAGACAGATTCGCAGTTCTTAGAACTATACACTAACGATCCTAACCTTTTTAGAATAGAATATTCTAAGGACTTTAATAATATGACCGATGAGGAGTTTGGTTTCACCCCGGCGCCTTTAGCGAATCTTTCGGCATGGACCAACATTGATACTGGCGGCCCGGCGTGGAATATTTCACTCACGCCCTACATAGACTTTAATCTTTTAGGTTTAAATATTACCTCTGATTTACTACGAACTGATTACGCATTCGAAGAGGGAAGAGAGTATACTTTTTACTATGAGTTCTTCTGTGAGAATGCTTTTGGAACGTTTAAAGTAAAAATATTAGATAGTTCAAACGTTGAATTGCTCAATACAGATATAATTATCTCACAAGTCACTCAGGCTGGTTACTACATTGTAACCGCGCCATCGGGAGCGGCTAAAATAGGTATTCAAATATTCAGCGCAGCCTCATGCGGATCGCCTTCTACCTTTTGCCAGAAGAGAATAAACTATTTCAGCAATGTAACGGCGACTATTCCATCTACGCCTCCTGTAGCGATAGGGTATGAGATTTTATGGAAAGGTAAGATTTTACCTCAGCAGTATTCGGAAGAGTATAAATTCCCTCCTTACTATGTTTCTGTTGTGGCTACTGACGGGCTGGCTGAACTTCAAAACTACTATCTGATTCAGCCAGATGGAAGTAAATATTTCGGGACTATAAGCCTTATTAAATTAGTCGCTCATTGTTTGAAGTTTATCAAGCTGGATTTAAACATCCGCGTCGGGTGCAATCTGTACGCTGAGAATATGCTACAGGAGGACGCTAACGATCCTTTCGAACAGGCCTATGTAGATTTTGACGCTTTCTATCTGGCAGAAGCAGAGCCTACGTTAGACTTTGTCCTTAAATCTATTTTGGAGGCCTTCGGATGTAGAATTACACAATGGGAGGATAAGTGGAATATCGTTCGGGTGGAGGAGATGCTGGCGGAATATGACAGAAGGGAGTTTGACAAAGACGGAAACTACTTATTGAACGATCACTTTAATCCGGTTATAGATGTTTTATATCCCAATGACGCTGTAGGGGATCTGGAATTAGATGCTGAATTAGATGCTGAATTAGGAACAAGCGTAGGGGTGATCCTGGCTAACGCGGATCATAATTTAGAACTGAAACCAGGGTACGGAAAAATCAAAGGAATCTACAGACTAGGACTAAAACCCAACATTTTAAGTAACGGTGATTTCAGGCTAAAGTCATTCTATAACCCTTTTTCTAATACTTATTTCTATGACATAAATAGAGATGGATGGACGCTTGTGAATGCTGGCTATGTGTTAACGGAGGGATATGAGTTTATAGATAAAACCAACGTTGCTTATACTATTTCCAGCGCTACAGATACTTTAACTGGGGAATGGGGTGGCGAGGCTTATTTACAGAGTGAAACATATTTTGTAAAAATGGGGGCTAATAATCAATTGAAGATTTTAGTCCGCTGTAAGGTTAGCCGTGTTAGTGCTTACTTTGGACTATTAACCTATACAATAGATGTCCCTTATGTAAAAATCAGAATTAGAGTTAAATACGGTGATTTATCACTTCAATCTAATGGAGCATGGGCGGAGGGGGATAGTATCCTAGTGTTTTATTGTACAGAGTTTAATAAATATGTTGATTATGAAATACTAGCACAGCAGCCAACAACATCAAGCCCGGTTGGAGGCATGGATTTAGACGTTCGTGTTTATCATGGATATGCTTATCACGCTGATTTTTTTGAGTTGGCAGATTTAAGAGCGTTTCAAACGTATAACGGTGTAGATCCAACTATACCAACAGGGTATAGAACAGAACTAAGAGATGCGGATGCTGGTGGTTTTTTTGGTGATATGTTCTACTACGAATTTGAAAAAAGCGTCGCTACAGACGATGGTGTTTTTGTTGTAGAGCCAGATGATTATGATGCGGTATTTAATCCTAAAAAATGGATTTTAAAAACCACTAAGGCGGCAAGCGGAACATTATCACAGGTTAATGTTTTCCCTTTTGCTATCGATAGGGTTGTTATATCATACTTGACTGAGGGTGATGATCCAATTGACACAATAGTAAGAACTATAAACGGGGAGAGTGGCAACCCAATTGTTTTAGAAAAAAAGGTAATTCTTGGCTCTCATTCAGATCTAATTGTTACTGAGCCTAGCTTTTCTTTTGATCTTGGTATATTTTTCCCTCCAGGGGGTGGGTTGGCCATACATACAACTAACATTTTATCATCAGATTTAATTTACACAGGCTATCTAAGAAGCGCCACAGGTGAAGGATATGAATACTTTACCCGTGATGGTGTGGCTGAGTCTGATAAACTTCATGGTATTTTATTAAAACAGTACGCCTCACAGTATAAAAAATCCTGGAGACTATTCAGGGGGAGCATGTATGCGATACGATATTTTGGCCTTTTAAACTCCATGAGAAATCCCCACGACGCAAACAGAGTCTATTTACCGATGGGGTTATCGTATGACGAAAAAATGAGAACATGGAATGGGGAGTTTGTAGAAATAGGAGCTTCAACAGCCGGTAGCGTTGGTGAAGTCGGAACACCTTTTAGCAGTGGATTTACAATAGGATACGGGCCTAACGGTTTCGATTAATAAATAAAGATATGTCAAACTTAAATAGAACCAATCTACAAACATTATACGGTACATCAGGCACAACTTTCCCTGATAACCAAACAGGGGAAATAAGTGAACAGGACATGAGAACGTTCGGCCAAGACGTGACCGACTCCACACTAAATAAAACAGATGATGTTTATACGTTAGTATTTCCACAGGCCACAGCTTCAGGTACAGATACTTATGCAGCTACCTTGAATCCTGCTATAACTGCTTATGCCAACGCGCAGAAATTCCAGATAAAATTTACTAACGCAAGCACTAGTGATTCAACCTTAAATCTAAACGGTATAGGTGATAAGAAAATATATACCAATCCGACATCACAAGTTGGAACAGGTGAAATAACAGCAGGACAGATTTACTTTTTGATTTATGACACGGCGCTAGATTCTGCTGCTGGTGGATTTTTAATGATTGGCGGAAGTTCAACCGGCGGCGGCGGAGGTGGGGTGACTTCTGTAAATGGTGACAGTGGACCTTCGGTCACTTTAGTTGCCGGGGACATAGCATTCACGCCAGTAGGTGGAATAGCTGCTACAGATGTTCAAGCGGCATTATCTGAACTTGACACCGAAGTTGACAGTCGAATAACGGCGGCAATATCTGGATTAAAGTGGAAGGATGCGGTACGTGTTGCAACTACGGTGAATGGAACATTAGCATCAGCCTACGAAAACGGCGATACTGTTGACGGTGTAGTTTTGGCTACAGGTAATAGGATTTTATTGAAGAACCAAACGACTCAGACCGAGAACGGTATTTATACTGTAAATGGTGCAGGTGCTCCAACGAGGGCAGTAGACGCAGATACAGGCACTGAATTGGAGGGCGCGGCGGTTAGCGTGTCGGAAGGAACAGCGAATGCTAATACTACATGGATTCAAACTACCGACGGACTTACTTTAGGAAGTTCTAATATAGTTTTTACTCAATTCGGATCAAGTACCACTGACGCGGATGCCACAACAAAAGGAATAGCTAAACTTTATCCATCAACATCTTTAGGAACCAATACCGATGGAGCGCCAACACAGAACGCGGTAAAAGTATATGCGGATTTAAGACTTTTAATCACTGATTTTGCAAAATACATTATCGATCAGGCGACAACGTCGACATCAGGTGGAACGATAACCCTTGATATGAATAGCCAGGTACAGCGCTCACACGTTGGGTCTGCTACATTCTCGGCAGCTAAAGCGGTGGCAATGAGTAACACAACGAATAGCTTTTTTTTCAACTGGGTTTTTGAAGTAACATCGGTAAGTGCTGTTTTAACATTTCCTTCTGATTGGCTTTCATCTTCACCTGATTTTAACGGTTCAACTTGGACTCCTCCGACTACAGGTAAGTTTGAATTTGGCGGTTCGTTTGATGACGTGAATAATGTTTGGTATGTTAAAGTAGCAGGACCGTTCATATGATAGGGAGTAACGCAACAATCAGCACTAAAAGGGAAAATATAGTTAAGCCGACTTATAAGTCTTGCGCTGTTTGGATTGATGCTAACGACTACTCTGTAGGTACTTTTTCAAATGGAGCATCGATCACTAACAAAGGCACCAATGGCGCTACATTCGTAGTGTCAGGCTCAACGCTAGAAGTGCAATTAGATGGTAGTGGTAATAAAGAATTTGAGTTTAACGGTTCTTACATTGTTTGCAATAGTTCAAAAACTCCATTTACAAAATATCACAGTTTAGCCACTGATTATACAGTAATGGCTATCTGTAAATTAGGAACAAGTTCAAGTCCTGATGCCCAGTTTTCTATTTGTGGTAATAACGCTTTTACATCTGCAAACATTGGCATGATGTGTCATGTTGATAACCGTAACGCTATCTCGGCAGGCAACAGAGGCGTGCAAAGACTTATTGTGAAAGGAACACCGGGAAGCACTGTTTTTAACAGTGTATTAAATAACGGATCATACAATACAGAGCAATGCTTATGGTGGAATTTAATACCATCATCCGTATTAGATCCTGATTTTTTAATTAAGGACGGCGATGTTGTTTCAATCTCTGACAGATCACGAACGACAGCAAACACGGCGGTTAGTGTGGGTACAGTTGTAACACCTTCATCATCGGCAGCAACGTATGATCTTGCAATTGGCGCGGCCGGTAATGGAACATTCATTCAGGCGGCAGGGAGTACCATGAAGCAATTTGCAATCTATGATGAGGTTTTAAACCTTTTCGATGTCCGCGGAATAGAGGCTTATTTTGGAAAATATAACACCAGGGGAAACACAACAATAAGGTCTACAGGGCGAACGCTTAAATCGTTCACTGATGATTATGTTTTAGGTGGGCTTTATGCAAAGAATGCAGACCGATCAAAAACAGTCTTAATAGCTTCACTTGGAGCGGACCACTTCGCTGTCGGTACTAACCGGGATGGTGTACAAATGATGTCTACAGATGACGGCTTTACATGGCCTGCAGATTTCGGTACAGCGATCTGGACAGATGCCACAAAAACTATAATGCCTCCATTCGGCGGATACAATCCAGCAACAGATACACTGATAGCAGTTTACTCAAAGTGGACAACAGCAACAGGGGCATACACTGATTTAGTTTGCAGAAGATCAACAGATGGGGGTACTAGTTGGAGTTCTGAAATCACCATAACACTTCCGACCACTTCTCCGGCTTTAACTTTTTGGTTGGCACATGATAAACTAGAGGCGTGTAACAATGGTGATGTAGCTATACCGTTGTACGCATTTTCAACTACGGCTCTTTATAAGGTTTATATAATGCGATCAACTGATGATGGTCTGACATGGTCATTCGCAGAAGTATTTTCTTCTGGATCTGCTTATATAAACGAATCTAGTTTAGGATGGCTGGGTGGTAATAATTGGATTCTATGGAGTCGTATTGAGGCTGTTAGTGGTGGTGTTTTCAAGTTCAGGCAATTTTATAGCACCGATGATATGGCTACATGGTCAAATCAGGGCGATACTCCTTTCGGGGGCGCGCTGTTTGCTCACCCTCCAATGCTTAGAAGTTTTCTAATTGATGGCACAAGAGTGATAGAGGCCACATGGGTTAATAGATTAACCAGAAGGATGCACTGCAAGTATGCTTTAGCGTCTGCTATTGTTACAAATGGTATTTCAGAATGGACAGCTAAAACGACTTATACTGTTTTCCAAAGGTTTCAGGGTGACAGTCAGGGGTATGAAACTGGCTATCCGTTCTTTATTCACGGGCGCGATGACTTGAATATGCAGGGTGCTTGGTTCGATGAAACTAGCACAACAACTACACGGGTATCAATACAGTATTTCAATGATGAGTTAAAGCAGACTATTAAAACCGAACTTGGAATCTAATGGCATTAATAACATACGACGATAAAGATAGTTCACTACCCACTGGCTCTGCTAATCCTAGAAAGAAGATCCGTGACGTTGATTTAAATGAGATTAAAAGCGTTGTTAACGCGAATCAAAACGGGCTTGCGGCGGCAATTGATTTGGCTATAGGTGATGTTGTCGAGGATGTAATAGTAAATGGAGAGACCGAAAAGGCACCATCTCAAAATGCAGTATTTAATGCGCTTGACGGGAAGCAGGATACTTTAGTCGCCGGAACGAATATTAAAAATATTAACGGCGTATCTGTTTTAGGATCAGGTTCAATAACTCTTATTGAGGACGCAATAGTTAACGGAGTTACTGATAAAGCGCCATCGCAGAATGTGGTATTTGATGAATTGGCTTTAAAAGCCACTATCGCATACGTTGACGATATAGCTTCTGGGTTGGTCAGTTCATGGAAGGCGGCTGCTGATGTGGCAACTACCGCAAATATCACCCTATCAGGAGAACAGACAATAGACGGAGTTTTAACAAGCACCTCACGGGTTTTAGTCAAAAATCAAAGCACAGCTTCACAGAATGGAATTTATGATACTGCTGCCGGGGCGTGGTCCAGGTCTACAGATGCCAATACGGCTATAGAACTTGAGGGTGCGGCGGTGTCAGTGCAACAAGGGACTACTCAAGCCAATACGTCTTGGATACAAACTACCGACAATATCACTTTAGGAAGTTCTGATATCGTATTTAGCCAATTAGGAACGTCGGTTCAGGATGCTAGCCCGACGGTTAAGGGAGTGGCTCGGCTTTATACTTCCACAGGTTCTAGTACTGATGGGTCAATGGACCGAAACAGTATTACTACTGCGCTAGCTTTGAAGGCTAATTTAATTTCACCTTCATTCACTACTCCAGCTCTTGGCACGCCTTCTTCGGGTACGTTAACTAACTGTACAGGCCTGCCGGTAAGTACGGGAATTTCAGGGCTAGGAACTGGGGTAGCTACATTTTTGGCAACTCCATCGAGTGCCAATTTAGCCTCAGCGGTAACCGGGGAAACCGGAACGGGTGCTTTGGTATTTGCGACTTCGCCCACGTTGGTAACTCCGGCTTTGGGGACTCCGGCTAGCGGTGTAGGGACTAACATCACCGGAATTGTAGCGACGAATGTAATAAACGCACCATCGGGGAATATTGCATCAACTACAATTCAGGCGGCAATCAACGAGCTAGATACAGAAAAGGCAGGATTAACTTCTTTTATCACAAGGGAAACTCCGTCAGGGCTTATTAATAGCTCTAACACGGTTTACACACTTGCAAATTTACCAATAGTTGGTAGTGAATGCGGTTTTAAAAACGGACTACTACAGGATGAGGGGGATGATTACACAATAAGCGGCGCAACTGTAACTTTTGCGGTAGCTCCAACAACAGGAAGTAAATTAGTTTTTAACTACAGAAAATAATGGCAACGCAAATAGGTACAGATCAAATTCAGGACTCATCTATAACTGAATCTAAACTAGCTGATAACGCACTAAGGCCTGTTGATGGCGGTGCT